CAGGCAGATATGGCCGACCTGGTAGACGCTGGGGCGGAACTGCCTTTAACAGATCGTGACCCAGTAAGACGTGTAAGTGGTTCTATCGCAGATATGGGACAGTCCTATATTCTGACAAAGAAAGAACTTGCTGCTATGTCTGACAAGGGTAACGAAGGTCGCCGTAAGATGGCTGTACAGCAGGTCCTTAAGAAGACCGCACAGCTTAAGTCTAACATTGACGCCCGTGTAGAATGGCTTCGTTGGCAAGCGCTGGGTAACGGTGCTATGATCTATGATAAATCCGGTATTAAACTGGGTGTAGATTTTGGTGTACCAGAAGCCAACAAAGTAACCGCTGCTACAGCGTGGGGGGCTGACGGTGCTACTATCCTGGCAAACTATGAGCGCTGGGTACAGGATTATATCGACGGAAACGACAACGGCTACGCGCCGGACGTATTCGTTACCGGTATCGAAAATATCCGTATCGTACTGAATGACGTAGCGATCAGAAAGGCAATTACAGGATACAGTGATAAGCTTCTTACCCTGGACGAACTTAATACTTTCCTTCGTGGTCGCGAACTTCCACCTATGGAAGCGTTCGACGCAAAGGTTACTTACCGTGACCCTACAAACGGTGGTAAGAGAACTACTGCCCGCCTTTTGGACAGCAAGAAGGGCGTGTTCCTTATGGAAGGTGATAAGATCGGTAACGTACAGATGGGTCCGACTTATGAGAATAACATGGAACCTGGCATTTTTGCCCGTACTTTCACTATGGAGCGTCCGCTTCGTGAGGTCGTAGAGGTTGTAGCTGCTGGTTTCCCTAAGATCATGTACCCGGAACTTATTAAAATCTGTACTGTACGATAAGGGGGTAAACCATGAAGGTAAAAGTATTAAAAACCGGAGTAACAGTGGAAAACGCCGTTCTTGACGTAGGCGCCGTGGTAGATATGTCCGAAAAGGACGCTACCCGCCTTTCTGGTTATGGACTGGTGGAAGTCGTAGACGAACCAGAGCCGGAACAGGAAGCGCCTACCGAAGATCAGCCAGAGCCTAAAAAGGCTACACGTACAAAGAAAACAGAGTAAGGGGGTGACGGTATGCTGCTGAATAAAGCCGAACTTCTGGAAAAGTATTATACGCGGGGAAATCCTATAGACGACGCCGACGTAGACCTTTACCTTTCCAGGGCAAATACCTGGTGTATTGGATATATCGGCGGTGTGCCGCCTTTGCTTCCAGGAGAACCACAGGACCGCCCAGGACTTAAAATAGCTGTAGCTACGTGCTTTGAAATCATGGCGCGAGGGGAAACCAAACAGATAAACCCGGATACCGGTAATATCACAGAGGTAGCCCCGCCAACAGGCGCGGTAAAAACGTCTACCCAGTATAAAGCTTTCGACCAGTTCGTTATTGTTAGGGAAATGCTTCGGGCGTATAAAATCGCCTTTGAAGACCAGACCAGCAAAACAGACAGAGGGGTAAAGTTTTTATGATTATAAAAATCGAGTTAGACGGTGGCCTTGATAAATTTATCAGCGGTGCGAACAGTGCCGCCACAGCTGTAGACAGCATGGAATACAACATTATTCGACAAGCTGGTATGGCTGGGTTGGAAAATGTAGCACAGTTAATACACACTAAGACGGGACGGCTGGCAGATAGTTACGGTGTCGGAAATGCGGAAAACATTTTTGAGGTACAATCTGGCGGCGGTCATGCTTCCGTAAGATACGGTTCTAACTGTCCGTATGCGGAAGCCCACGAAAAAGGTTATAACCAGTCTAACCGTGTAAGTAAATCTACTGGACGAAAGCCGTCTTTATGGGTACCTGGTTCCGGTTCGGGTAGTAATTTTAGTTATAATCCTGGGGCTAAAACAGGAATGAAACTTTCCGGTAGGTTCGTTCCTGGTGGGCATGAGTTTGAAAAATCCATACCCGATACGGAAGACGATTACAAGACAATAGCAAAAAAAGAAGTAGAGCGCCTTTTTAGGGCGCTTTTTTAGTGGGGTGGTAATGTGGAGTATTCAAAAGAACTTACAGCTATACAAATGTGGCTTAAGTCTACAGCTGGGCTTAATTCTTTTAAGCGTGGTACAAGTGTGAACCTTTCCCGCCCTGTAGTACTTTTTGACGTTCCAGGACGCGGACGGGCTAGACACCTTACCAGGTATGCTTACGTACAGACGGTAACGTGGCCCTGTACGTTGTATGTGGACACACTGGACGAAGCTGTAAGGTACCAGGAAGCGCTTGTAAGTGATCTGGAAGATCGCTGTAACGTTCTGGAAATAAAAGAAGATGGAAAACGTATAGGCTGGTTAAAAAACGTCGTCGCCAGATTTAACAACGGTGAAAGCTTAGACGCTACTTTTACACTTACGTATGAAGTGGCTTATAAGCGTAAGGGCTGGGACGCAAGTACGCCGGCCGCCGACGTTATGTATACCAGACTGGACGTAAAACCAGAAAAATAGAAAGGAAGCGAAAGTATGGCAGCTAAAGAAACCGGGAACGCACAGGCGGAAAAAGTTACCGCTTCTACGTTCTCAAAAAATGATTTAATCGCGTCTGCCGCCGTATTTAACACAACGCCCGCCATTATGACAGGTGCGTTGTACGGCGTAAAAAAAGATGAACTTACAAAACAGGAAGCCGCGGACGCTTTGGCCGCGTTCCTCAAAAAACCTGTACACAAGGGGGTAAAGTAAAATGGCTGGATTGTACACAGAAGGCGAAAGCAAGATTTTAAGTGGTGTATATTCCCTTATCCTTGCTATTTCAACTTCTATAACAAGTGGCGGTCGTGGTATCGTAGCATACCCGTTTACCGCCGACTGGGGACCGGTAAACGAACTTACGGCCGGAAACCTTAGAGAATTAAGGGACAACTACAACGCGGTGGGTTCTTCCCTTTCCGTAGGAAAGATTTATACCCACGCGTCAAACGGAGAGCCTAAAAAGGTACTGGGTTACCGTATGGCTACAGCAGAAGCTAAAGTAGCAGCTGCTACCGTTGATACCTGGGTATTTGAAACTGTCTACCCAACTACAAGACCTTTTGTGCTTGTGGTAAAAGACGGTGTAGAGGACGGTTCTATTAAGATCAGTCTGGTAGAAAATGCTGTAGAGCTTACTTCGTTCCTGGTATCTGATGTAGATAGCCTGGTAACTATGGTAAATGCTTCTGACTATATCCGTGTAAAGACGAAGGGTACCACGCTTCCGAAAGCAAACGCGGGCGTAGAGTTTAAGGGCGGAAATAACGGCGACGCCGTTACTGTGACAAACTACACAGCGTTCCTGGACGAGATCGAAGCAGACGGAACCGCTAACGCTTTTTCCTTAGACGGTGTATCTGACGAAAGTATTATTTCTACAGTGATCGCCTGGGTAAAAGATGTACGACAGGAAGGCTTCTACGTATCCTTCGTAACAGGTGGTCCGAAAGCCTGGGATTCTGCTACGGATACCGCTAACGCGAAGTCGCGAGAAATCAATTACAGACCTGTAATTAACGTAGGTAATGGTTGCGACGGATATACAGCGGCAGAAATGGCGATCTTCGTAGCTGCAAGAGTGGCGGCGGTAGCCCTTAACAGTTCTCTTACAGATGAAACCGTACCATACCAGGCGGTTAATGTACGTCTGAAAAAGAGTATCAGAGAACGCGCAAAGAAAGCCGGTACCGTTATCTTTGTAGCGAAGGGCGACACTGTAGAGATCGACGAAGGGGTAAATACCCTTACTTCCCCGAAATCGGGAGAGGTTAAAGAAATGGGGTCTATCCGTGTTTCTTCCACGATCGACTACGTGGTACATGATCTGGAACTTTTCGGCGAGGAATACAAGAAAGCGAAGTCTAATACGGATTCTTTCCGCGCGACCTATGCGACTACGGTACAGCAGCAGTACCTTGACCCACTGGTAGCACAGGAAATTCTTAAAGAAGGCGCTTCCTATGAGCCAGACCCGGACTACTACGGGGAGAATGCCACAAAGAAGGCTAAGGCAAATGAAGCCTTTTTCGTAGGTGACATCACACCGAACGAAAGCCCAGAAAAAATTTATCAGAAGCTTAGTACGGTATTTTAATAAGGGGGTGTAAAGAATGTTTGATGCTAACGAAGTAATTAACGGTTTGTATGGCTATGTTTATGATGAAAACGGTAAGCAGATGCAGGAAACAAAAGCCTTTGAAGCGAACGTAGACTACGACAAAGAAGAAGTCTTACAGGCTGGTAAACTTATGAAAGGTCATAAGGTAGTTGCTGCTTCTGGTGCTGGAACCATTACAGCGCACAAGATCGACAGTAGACTTCAACGTAAAGCGGCGGATAATCCGCACGCGAAATACAACTTTTCCGCGAAGCTGAAAGACCCAACATCTAGGGGCGAAGAATATATTATGTTTATCGGTGTATCCTTCGACAGCGCCCAGCTTATGAGCTTTGAACTTGGGGAACTTGGAGAAATCGAAATGGACTTTACTTTTGACGACTACAAGTATCTGAAATCTATTAACTAATTATCTGGGGCGCGAAAAAC